CATTACAAAATATATTTATCCTAGTTTTACAAGAAGAAAAAATACGAAATATTTTAAAGGACCTTTTAACCATTGAAACTAACTTTGATGTAGTTAAACTATTTATAGACTTCGAACCATCCATTACGAAGTCAAAATATATTACTAAGTACCTTAATTCACATTCAGATATAAATTTATGATTACAGAAAAAGAGAAGTCCATATATAATAGCTACTTATATGCTTCTCGAAAGGCTAAAAATAAGCCAGTAAGATTAAGACAAAATTTTGATAATCTAGAAAGTAAAGATGAAGTAAGTCTTAAAAAATTAAACTTACTCTTATCAAAGTATAGTCATATTAACTATAGTGATTTCTTTATAGCGCCTTATAAAGTTTACGGACCAGATAATTACTTTGATTTATCTTTCTTCAATACGAGAAAGGCTATTAAATGTTATTCTCTTTACTGTAGAGATAAAGAGGTACAAAATCCTGATAGTGATGAGTGTATTAGTACCCTAAAAGAGTGTTTAAAATTTATTTACGATTATTGCGAAGAGGAGAAAATAACACTTGCGCAATATAAGAACTACTCTAACGTTGATACCCCTAACTCTATTCCTATAATTTTTACTCATTTGAAAAATCACAAGGTTAATTTTTATCTTGTTCATGCTCTTGGAATAGATTCAGTTGTAAAGGAGTGTACTGGAACATTGACTTGGATTATTCCGGAATTTTACGATCTATACGCTCAGACGAGAGCAAAGTTCCTTAGTTCAAAAGAGCTAAAGCATAAAGCTAAAAAAGGTCTTAAAATAATAGAACAAAGACTATTGAAGTTTAGCAGTCAGGCGTTATAATTAGCGTATGAGTACTTTTAATACTTCAATGTTCCAATCAATTAAAGATGCGTTAGCTACTTCTGATAGTAAGGGGTCAGCTAAGTTTAACGAGATTATGCCGACTAAATCGGGTAATACTTATACGGTAAGACTTTTACCTTTTGCTAAAGATCCTAGTAAGACTTTCTTTCATTACTATAATCATGGATGGACGTCATATGCTACTGGTCAATATGTTCAGACGTTAAGTCCTCAAACGTTTGGTGAGCGTGATCCTATCGCTGAAGAACGTTTTAAGGTTCTTAGAACTGGTAGTGAAGAGGAAAAAGAAAAGATGAGCGCTGTTCGTCGTCTTGAAAAGTGGTTAGTTAATGTTTATGTAGTAGACGATCCTACTAATCCTGATAATAATGGTAATGTTAAAATCTTGAGATATGGTAAGCAGCTTCATAAGATTATTACTGAAGCGATCGAAGGTGAAGATGCTGAAGAGTTTGGTCCTCGTATCTTTGATCTAGGTCCTGAAGGTGTTAGCTTTAAGATTAAAGTTGAGCAGCAAGGTGATTATCCTACTTATGTTTCTTCTAGATTTACTTCGGCAGGTAAGATTGACTTATCTGAAGACGATCAGAAGGATATTTACGAAAAGGCTTTTGACCTAAATGAAGTCTTTACTCTTAAGTCTTATGACGAACTTAAGCAAATGCTTAACGAGCATTATTATTGTAGAACGGAAGAAGAAGAAGTTGCTCCTATAACTTCAGCTCCTGTACCGGTAGTAGAAACCCCGTCAGAGCCTGAGCCTGTTGTAGTATCTAACGATACTGTTGAAGAAGATATTGACGAACTTTTAAAAGACCTTTAATATGGAAGGAATGACTCCAGAAGAGAAAAATGCTGTTATGCAGTTTATGGGACAAACGTATGGTGAGGCTCATAAAAATGACGGTATGATGGTAAGCCCTTCTTCCAACTTAAAACCTTCGGCAGAAGTAGCTAAACGCGCTTTTGAGCAAACAGCAAGAATACCAACTGTACAAAGAAATGGTCAGCCGCCTAGGCCTCAACCCTCGGCTAATGTAGGCGAATTTCCTACAGAGGGGCAAGCACCTACACAATTAGTTGCCCCGGTATCACCCGAGCAAGCAGCTCAAGAAATTGCAGCTCAACGCACTATTAGAACAGAACAACCACCTGTAGTTGAAGAAGTTGATCCTAATCAAGTAGAGTTTGATTTTTCTGAACCTGCTAAGATTGATCAGCTTATAGATCTAATTAAAGATCAAAATTTGATTCTTAAAGATATTAGGTTAAAATTAAGTGATGGTAAGAACGCTAAAAGTAAAAAGTAAAAGCGAGTATCTAAAATATCTAGATACCGTTTCTAAGATTAACGATACTGGTATTATCTTTGAGGTTAAGGATGATAAGTTAGTTAGTTTGGTATCTAGTTTAGATAGTACGCTAATCTTGCATAGTGAGTATAAATCTGACTTTCAGTTTAATACTAGTCTTAATATACCTGATGTTAAGAAACTAAGGCATGTACTTGATACTATTGAAGAAGAGTGTTTAGAGATAGATATTAATTCTAATAATCTTGAATATAGCGGTAACGGAGTTAAGTTTAAATATCATCTATATGAAGAAGGTTTTATAACTAAGCCTAATATTAATTTAGAAAAAATTAACGGATTTAAGTTTGATGTTGAGTTTAATTTAAATAAAGCTACTATTCAAAGATTGTTTAAAGGTAGTACCTTTGCAAGTGAAACTAATAAGATCTATTTTTATACTGACGGTGAATCTCTAATGGGTGAACTTACAGATAGGGCTAGGCATAATACTGATAACTTTACTCTAAGTTTAGGTAAAGCTAACTTCAAGCTCGAGCCTATTGCTTTAAATTTAGATAATCTGAGATTACTATCTCTATTGAATGATGAGATTAGAGTAAAAATTAATACTGAATACGGTGTAGTAGTATTTGATATTGAGGAAAATAATATTAAATTAAGGTATATAATTTCAGCTTTAACACAATAATGATTAATCAACAAAAAAAGAACAAACTTAAGACGCCGGGATATTTTATTAAACGATTAAAAGATAACGATTTTGTTACTCTTAGAATCTTCGATAAATATAGCGATTCTGATCCACGAAAGTGGACTGTATTAGTAGATCCTAAAGGCTCTTCTGTGTTTATTACTTGCTTTGAAAATACTCCTTTTAAAGACGAGTACTTGTTTCAGTTTAATGATGGTAATCAACTGTTTAAAAATAGCTTCAGTCTAAAGACCGATTCAATTGAGGTTGTAGTTCAAAAATTACTTAAGAGTGGTGTAAGGCAGAAGAATGAAAGTAAATTTATTGAATAAATAAAAATATGGATGAAGAAGATCATAACTCGCCGGAGGACGAAGAGCTTAGGGAAATGATCGAACGCGCTTTAAAGGATAATTTAAATGATCGTAAAAAATTTAAAAAGCGTAAAGACCTAGCTAATCGGTTGGCCAATATATTGACTGAATATTTGGATAGCTACATTCTTCTTGGTTATGATTTCTCCGGTAGACATTTAGATATTAAAGCTGCCTCTACACCACAGCAGCAAGAGGCTTTAAATTCTTTCTTAATGAAATACTTTGCAAGTGAAATGCAATCTATAAAAGGTGGTACAGATGAGTTACTCTAAAAAACAAATTTATGCTGTTGAAACAGGGGACTATGTTGGTCAAATGTTCGCAGTAGTTGAAGTAGATAAAGACCATATAGGTTGTCTGTCATTACCAGAAATGAAAAATATTAAAGTACCTAAGGAATCGTTTGATTCCGGAAGGAACAATGATATACTATCATTAGTAGAAGAGCTACCTAAAGATGTTTTTAAGGTAGTAGAAACTCAATATTTTAAAAATGAAAACTCTGATAATAGACGGGAACAACTTAATACACCGAACGTATTATACAGCAAAGAATCAGGCGAAAAA